CGAGAATACGGCTTTGGTGATGAGCGGCAACCTTTGCTGCTCTGTGTAAGCGGTTAATGTTCCAAGAGAAAATGACATGGCTTTGTTTTTAGGGGGTTAAAGGTTAATTGGATTTTTTAAGGTTTTGTATTGCTTGGGCGAGGTTGTTAAAGTTCTGCTGCGTTGCGGCCTTACGCTGCTCCACGATAGCGGAGGCAGCAGGCTTGGGGGCTTCGGAAGGAAGTTCGGCGACCTTCTCGACAATATCGGTCATGGTTTCCATCTGCGAGGCAAAGGATGCCATTTTCTCCTTCATCTTGCCCATTTCGACTTCCATTGCGGCCTTCATCTCTTCCACGATGGCGGCAAGGTGCTTGGCAACGATTTCCTGCACGGCTTCGGGAGTAAGTCCGACACCAGCAGCAGCAGGGGCTTCGGGTGCTTCGCCTTCCGGGGAAACCTCGATTTCAACTTCTTGCGCTGCAACTTCTGCGGCAGGGGCTTCGGCTACAACGACCTCGGTAATCTTGCCACCTTCGGTCTTGACTACGCCAACGCCTTCAACTTGATGCTCGCCATCGGGAGCGGGCAGGGTTGCGTCTTCGGTGATGACATACACGGGAGTACCTGCAACGAGGTCGCCATCCACACGGATGACCGTGCCATCGGCCAACTTGTAGTCAGCGAAGGCTTGCTTTTGGGTTGTGAACTTCCGCAGTTCGGTGCGGAGAGTTTCAATGGCTGATTTTAGATTCATAGATTATTGGGATTTGTAGGTTGGGTTTATATGTTGCAAAAAAGCGGTTAAGTCGTCTGCGAGGCCCGCAAGTGCGACCTCTAATTCCGTGCCTGTGTTCTTCATGCCGAATAACCCCTCCACGGAGAAACCTTTGAAGGCATGGCGATTATCCCACACCTCGTCGTTCTCGACTTTGAACGAGCCGAACCAAGAGCCGTCGGGAGTGTCCTCGTAGCCCTTGGGCGGCATTACGCCACGTTCTGCATCGGTGATATAAGATTCGAACATGAACACGCCATCGAGTTCGGCGTTGTGGTATGCGTTGACATTGTGCTGGTTTCCCTGCTTGAAGTACTTCTGCACGATTTTGCGAATCGTGGCTTTGTCAAAGACCACATAATACTCGCCGTAGGTGTCATCCTTGCGGAAGATGGGGGTGTCCGCAAGCATCAGCGGCCCGGTCAGCACCCGGCGTTCTCCCGTTTCGGCGAAGCGTTGCGGGGTCTTGGCGAAGGCTTGGAAGGGCTTCTCAATGGCAGGCATATCAACGAGGGCGACAAATTGCACGCCTTCGTCCACCTCGTCCACAGTCATCCGATATACGGGTAGTTCCATGGTGGGAGATGTAGGACTTAGCCTAATGTTGCAAATTCGGACAACCTCCGCACCCTGCTGGTTGTCTGCTGAATATCCCGCTCCACGACATAGGCACGCATGGGTTGGCTGCCTTGGCCTTGGCCGCCCGATAGTTCGCCTGTTCCGAGGTTCGTGGTTTGCGGATTTGTGAACGTAGGGGCAGGAGTTGATGAAGACGTTCCAGCAGGGGTGGGAGGCGGTGTTCCAGTGCTTGTAGATTTGAACTGCGTATTGGAAATAGCAGCAACCCTTGCAAGACCTTGGGCAATAGCAATGCCCGCTGCAACGGACGCACGAATTGGAGCAGATGGGTCAGGAACGGTCATCTGCGATTTATATGCTCCCTGTGCTGCGGCAAAGGTGTCAATGATGGTTTGTGCTATACCCGCCGCCTTGTTGATGTTGAATGCTCTTTTTTGCGATTCCTCGCTGCTTCCAGCAAATGCGTTGGCAAGTTCTCCAATAGTATTGAATCCATCGCTTGCAAGTTTAACCTTTTGTTCTTCAATGAACTTTTGGTCTTCGAGCCTTTTCTTTTGCCCCTCTAATTCATTGTTTGCTTGGGTGGTTCGCCTTTCACCCTCACGTTGCATTCTTGCGATGTCATCCTGCTCCTGCTTGTCATCTGCTTCTTTCTTCATGTCCGCACGTTCTTGCTGGACGTTTCTTAATTGAATAGCAAACTCCTTCTCTTTATCGAATTTTTCCTTTTGGATAATCGCTTCAAGGTCTGCGGTGTCTTTGCCGTGTTTTTTTAGTTTAGCAAGGTCAGCGGCATATTTTTGGTCTATTGCAAGTAATTCCTTTCTTAAACCATTTGCATTTATTAACGCAACCTCGTCTTGATATTTTTTTTCAATATCCGCTAATTCTTTGTTTAGCGCATTGTTTTGCGTAATTCTTTTATCATTTTCCGATTTTTGCTTATCAGAACGTTGCTTGGCGGCTTCGTCAATGATGTTTTGTTCTTCTTTAATTTTTGTGTTTAAAAGGTCAATCTCATTCCTAAGAGTTTTTTCCCTATCCTTTAGAGCATTTGATGCAAATTGATTTATTTTTATTACATCCGCTAAATCTTCCTCAACGGCTGCTTTTTCACCTTCAAGTCGCTTCTTTCTCAATTTTGCAAGGTCTTCCTCGGTTGCACCGTTGGCCTTGAGTTTACGCTCATAATATTCCAGTGTTCCAACGGTGTCTTCCAAGGAACGCTTTAAGTTCTTTTGGTCGTCAGTAGCATCCTCGGTCTTGCTCGAAAACAATCCCATAGCCTCCGCAGCAAAGCCAAGAGCCACCACAATCGCACCGATGCCCGTTGCCGCAAGAGCAATCCTGAATGCTCGCATCGCACCTGTTGCCGTACCAACGACCAAGGCGTAGGCTTTTGTCGCAAGCGTGTTGGCTCCCATCATCACCGCCGATTCCTTCTGCAATAGGTTGGCTACCTGTTGCACGCCGTTGGCGAGAGCCATCGCTCCCTGAACCTTGAGCATAGCCTTCTGCAAGTCCTCGTTCTCATCGCCGAACAACGCCGCTGCACCTTGTGCAATTTGGAATCCTGCCGCAATGCCCTGCACCGCTCCGACAAAAGCGTCGATTGTCTTGGTATCCGAGGCAAGGTTCTTGACGCGCTGGTTTACGTCTGCAATCTCGTCCTTTAATTGCCCTGCCTGTTGTTCCAATCGCTTGAACGCATCAGTTCCTTGCTGGCCTGCTTCGGCCATTGCAATCAATTCCTTCTGCATCTCACGCAAGCGTTGCTTTGCGCTTTGCGTGCCTGCGCTTGTGCTATCCTTGAGGCTTACTTCAAGGGCTATTTCTTTGGTTACGTCTGCCATTATTCGCCGGGTTGGGGTAGTTCAGGGTTTACGGGTGGTTCGTAGTTCGGGTCGGATGGGTCGCTGGTTATCGGCCCATTGTACAGGAATGCAGGGTTAGTGTAAATCGGTACGTCGGTCACAGGCGCAAACTCCGCAAGGTTCAGGATGCGGCGAAGCGTCACCCTGCAAGGCTTCATCTGCCCAACGAGGTAGTCACGAATTTCGAGCAATCGCCAACGGATGCCGCCGTAATAAATCGGCTTGCGAAAGTCCAACTGGTAGATGTCCACGCTTGATAGCATCATGGTAAGTTCCAACTGCAGGGCTTCCTTGCTGACCGTTTCGTTGACGTAGTTCTTCCAGTACTTGTTGAAGAGGTTGTTGTTCGTGTAGTTTATGGTTGAACCGCTTGCGTTCACGGCGTTGTAGTATACCAAGCGAGGAATCTCAAAGGCAAGGTCAAAGGTCGGAGCGTAAGGGTTGTCGATGTGGCTGACGAATGGCATCCGAAGAATGCCGACCGATAGAGCCACGTTGCCGCTGACCCCGTACTGGTACGCCCACTCGGTTTGCCCTTCAATGAGGTTGTACTGCGCCAAGCGGTAGCCTGTCTGCAAAGGCTTGACCGTGCCGCTTGCCAGCGTGCCTTCAATATCCCAAGCACGACCTACAATCTTGTCCGTACTGAACGATGCAGGGATGAGCGTGCCGCAGGAGGTTTCCACCACCTTATCCCCCTTGCCGTAGAAGTTCTGCGTTGGGAATAATTTACCTCCGTAGCCTTCCCTCGCAAGTGGATAGGACTGTTTGTACGTCTTGGACAAATAGTCACTCATATCCTTGTACTTGAAGATGAGGTTGGTGCTTGCGTTCGGGTCGCCGTTGGTCAGGATTTGCTCTGCGTTCTCGTCCGCTTTCTGCGACCAATCCACCACACCCGAAGCATAGAAGTCCACCCAAGGTTCAATGTACAAGAGTTTAGGGTCTTGGGCATCGGCCATGATATGCAAATTGAACATCTTTTGCAGGTCTTGCAGAAGGTCGCCTTGCTTCACATCAGCAGGCAGGGCGGTCCGCATATCAAGCGTTCCGATGCTTGTCGGGTTTTCGAGGCACGTCCATTGAATTGTTGACCCTGATAGAACGGTGAAATTTTGGGCCGCAACGGTATAGTCATTGTTTACACGAAATCCGATGTTGGCCGTTGTATTGGCTGGTATCCTTACGTCTTGAAAGGTTACCGAGGTCACCTCATCCTTTACAACCACTACTCCCCCCATATAGGCGTTGTCGGTGCTATCGGTGATGTTTCGTATTGAGAGTGCGCAAACGATGTATGGTACGGATGGCGTTGTAGCAACGGAACCGCTTACTGTGAAATTCACTGTAACGTTCCAACGTGTGTCAGTTTGAGGTGCGACAAAGATGCTTGACGATGCCGTCCAGTAGTTCGGTCGGTCGTAGAATGGCGCAGGCGTGTCCTTGCTGAAAAGCAGCGTTTGGTCTGTCGATTCCACAAACGGAGTGAGATTGCCGGTACTCTGCGCAAAGATGTTGCTTCCCGACAAGTTCACAGGCATGGTTCCCGCCGCATAGGGTAGCACCAATTTGCCAAAGGTTGCGGAGTTGAAGAAGTTGGATGAGTACCTGTACCCTGCCTCCGCAAAGATTAAGTCCACCATCTTCTTGACGTAAATCGAAGGCCCAAGCCTCCACCAAGGTGCTTGAAACCAACCGCCGCCTTGGTTCAGGATGTCGGTGAATCCCGCCGCATCAATGACCCCATAGACGTACCCACTCGATGCCGCACCACTCGCAGTCCAAGTTCCGCTGACATGGCCGCTCGTTGGCGTGTGGTTCATCCCAGTCACCCCTGCCGTGTTGACGAGGAGATTGCCTTCAATGGCTTGGTACAGTCCAACGTCATCGGTGAACAAGCCAACCTCGTAGGTGACTTTGCCCCTCGTCTTGGCCATGGATAGCAGTTGCAGAACTCCGCTGAACACCTGCACGCCATCCTCCCACATCGCCGCTCTTATCTTCTTGTTCGGCGTGAATCCACCCACGAAGGACTGGATGTTGTACGCAAACCCGAAGCACTTCTCGTTGGTCGGTGTGTTCGGCAGAGTGATGGTCTTACTGAACGACCCCCTGCGTTTGGTTACGTCCTCAATGTCGGAAATGGAGTAGGTGATGGCCACGTCCGTGCCGCCCATGGTGTCCAGCACATAAGGGACTTCAACGTTGCTATCGTTCAGCGGGTAAGCAATCAGGGTGACGCTCATAGGATGTTGTTCTTGTAAGCCACGGCAATCTCAATCTGCAACTGCTGGAGTTGGTCGTTCCGTCTGGTTACAAATTGATACTGGTTGGCGTTAACGATGCCTTCCACAAGTTCGCCGTTAATCTCAAGCCATACTTGCCCACTTCGGACCATCTCAATGAGCCACTCGGATTCGGCATCGGTCAGCCAATCGCTATTCAAAGCGTACACATAGTCAAACGACCCTGCCCACACTTTATCGTAGGTGAGGGTAGCGTAAACGTCCGAGTTGTAGCCGAAGGTATCCCGCTGCACGTTGGCTCGCTTGCGGTTCTTGAGCGTGAAGGTGTACGAATCTATCCCGCCGTATTTGTTGATGAAATGCACAGGTTGCGAGTTGAATCGCTGGCATGGGCCGATGCGATAGGTATAGTAAACCGAGGAAAACCCTGCAAACGAATCCACAAAAGAGATGGTGTACGAAGAGCCTTCTGCCGTCGGGAATCCCACCGAGCCTGCCTGATTGTCCGAGCATTGCGCTGACGTGAGTGCCTTGAGATTCATAGGCCCTGCGCCAAAGCGAGTGATTGACCCACTGACGGATGCAGGAATGTTGACATAAAACGTGCGGGTTGGGTATGCGATTTCTGCTTGGTCAAACGGCGGTGATGATTGACTGCCCATGCAGAGGAATCCGTAATCCGAGCCGTACACCGTGCGAGTTGTAGGAGTGGTCAATGCCCTGCTTACGCCGTCAAATATGAATGAGTTAAAGTATACGCCTCCACTCCAATCAGCCAATTCCAACTGCTCCAAGTTTCCTGCAAAAACGATATTCCCCGTCACGTTGGTGGTCGTTCCTGTCTGCACCACAGGCGTACTGCCGTACTCTTCCATGAAGGTCAGCCTGTACCCGGAATAGAACCCCGCATGGTCAGCGAAGCCCGCTTGCGTTAGTGTTGGAACGGTTGGCGCAATCAGCGTTTCAACGACCCTGCTGACATCAAAGAAACCGTAGTTGGTAGTCGGCAATTTGTCGCACTTGAGCCGTGCCAGCGTGGTCGTTCCTGCTGCATCCTTCACATCGCAGACGTAGCGGTAATTCGTGCCGCTTGTCAGCGAGCCGCTCACCTTGAAGAGCATCTTGTTGTACACGGGGGTCGCTGCTTGGGGCGAACCCGAAAGGACTGATATGGCCATACTATCTTACGGTTGCTACGCTTATGGATTTGCCGAGGACTTCGGCGATGTTTTCGGTAAGTACTGCGACCATATCCTCGGTCACGGCGTTGGACATAAAGTTGGTGGCCCGTAAGCCTTCCCGCCTAATCTTGTTGGCGATGTTGATAGCGAAGGAACGGTTGGCGGCTTGCTTGTCACGGCCTTCCAAAGGAATGCTTTTGAAGGCAATCCATTCTTGTATGGGTCGGATAGGTGGCCGCTTGTCCCTGTATTGAAATGGACTGTTCGGCGCACGGCTACTGCTTTTCGCACCTTTGACACCAAGGTCAACGAACTTCCAGTAGTCGTTGGCTACGATAGCAACCACGAAGGAGGTGTCGGTCAGGCTTATTGGTTCAAAGTCAATGCTCGCCGATAGCGAATCGCTTGCAATAGCCCCTGAATTTGCGAGGTTCTGCTTGGCCAACTTGATGACCCCGTCCAACCACTTCTTGACAAGCGCATACGATTTATTGTCAATCGCCCCCTCCGCAAGATTGACCCCGAAATCGGGCAATGCTTGCTTTTGGAAATCGGTCAGTTTCTTCCCTGACCCGCCGACAAATACATCAAACTCCATGCTGGTAAATGTCCAGCCACGCAAATTGTGTCCTACCGCCTCCGCATCCGCTCTGCCTCTTGGCGTTCGGCTTCCAAAATATCATGGATGAGCAGGGCATAGTTCAAGAACTCCACCGCCTTCATCGCAAAGATGGCGTCAAATTTCAGCACATCCTTATTCGCCATCCTCCACACGACCATCAGCCAACCGTAGCCTGCAAGCGGGTTCGTTACTGGCCCTGCATCCCCTTCGTCATGTGCTTGGAATAGTCGCTCAAAATTTGCAAGTAACTCTCTGAACTTAACAAAAAAAAACTAACGACACCCCATACATCGCCAATCTTGGCGTGCTTCTTCATCAGTTCTGCTCGCTCTTGGTGCGAAGCCCCGTCGTACTTCTTAGGAAACCATCCAAGCCAAGCGGCCTCCCTGCACAGGGTCGCCATGATGCGGTGAAGGTTCTGCACCAGTTGCCGCTCGTCCGTGGTGTTCATCTCCATGAGGTCGATGAGTTGCCCGGCAGTAAGTTCATCCGTGAACACAGTCGGAATCCACCACTTGCCCCCTGCTTTGAACTTGCGCTTGTAGGCGAGTGCAGGCAGTTCGTTCCACTCCTTGATAATTGCCTTGTAGCGTTTAGTAAGCGAAGCGGCAGGCATATCCCTGACAATGGCGACATCCACTCCCTCCACAATCGCAACCACGCCCAATCGCTTGTCTGCGTCATTGAGGGCAGGGGATAGTTCCAAGGCGGCAATGCGCTGGAATTGGTCGATTGTCAGGTCTTGGAGTTTCATAGGTTCAGGAAGGTTTTGTAAGACGATGCCGCCGATGCCGACGCAAGGTATTGGCTGAACTCTTTGTCAGCCTTGCGTTCTTTCTCGGAATAGTACCAAGGAATATGCCTTGCGGATTCCAGCAGAGATACCCCACCGATAAAGTATTCGGGCTTGTTGTACACCGCAAACGTGGTATCGATGGCTACGTCAACCTTTGCCGCTTTGACTATGCGTGATGATTTCTGCCGTTGCGCCTCGTAGGTATTGACGTGGGTGTAGTAAGATGACCTTGGAGGTACGTCATCCCAGCGCAGGGATAGCCCAACCTTGCCGACAAACGGAAACTCCTGCAACCATTCAACGCTTCGCACGATGGTTTGCTTGCTGGTCTTTGACAGGTCAAGGTCGGGGTCGGTTACGGCATAGTAAGGCTCGCCAAGTTTCTGCACCAATCCGCAAAGCCACGGTGCTTGGTGTCCTGCGTTTACTCCCAGCGAAATGACCTCGCATGGTTTCGTTGCGTACCATTCCAAAAGCGGCTCGTAGGTTGAGCCGTTGTCCACGATGTAGATGTCACCAATCCCTTTCCACTTGCTCAAATCCCTGACCATCGCCTTGGGCCATGTCAGCAGGTTGCGGTTGTTGATGATGACAGGAACTCTCATGGCTAAAATTGATAAACTGCGATAAGGTCGTCATATCGCCCCGATGCGGTCAGGTCAATAGCCTCAAACAAAACCCCGCTTGGTGCTACTGCTGACAACTGCACGAACCAATCCTTGGATTGCACGTCCTCAATCATCAGCACGCCGCCTTGGTTCATCAGGGGAGCGTACAACTTAACGCAGTCAAGCATAGAATCAAGCGTGTGAGGGCCATCGTCCAAGAGAAAGTCAATACCGTTCTTAAAATAGTCCTTGGCGTATTGCACGGCTTCGGGGGTGTAGGCCGATGCGATGTGAAGGTGTGAGCGATTCCAGTCAATATGCTGGTCGGCTTTTGGCTTGACTTGGTTGGCAATGTCAAAGAACAGGAACTTGGCCTTGGGTAGATACTTGCACCACATCGCCATCGACCCGCCGTGCCATACTCCTATTTCCACGAAGTTGATGGGGTCGGCTCGCATCTCTTTAAGAAACCGAGCGTAGGTACTGGTGTAGTTGTGACCGTTGGCCTTGTCCGTGCCTCCAGCGTAGTCAGCACCATTCAGGTCTAACTCGTTGAGGATGTCAATCAGTTCTTTGTCTTGCATGGCTAAAACGTTATGACAAATTTATCAGGAGCAGGCCATCCCTTGCAGGAATTGTACACCGTCATGCCTTCCCTCTTCCCTATCCAATGCTCGGCCTGCCAACGATGTTCCCGCACAGGCTCGCCGAGTTCCCGGATGTGGCTCGACTTGGCCCACCAAAACGTGCCTGCGAAGTAGGGATAGCCGTCGGGGTTGTTGTGGTCAGCGATTTGGGGGAACTCTTCCTTGGTCAGCCAATACGCACCCACGCAGTCAACCTTCTCCAGTTCGGCAAGGCATCGCTCCCAAGCCACGACGTTGAAGAAAATCATGGACCTGCACCACAGTTGGTTAATGAGGGATGGGTCGCTGCTTCCCTTGGTGTGAGCGTACAAGTAGGCGGCATCCTCGTCTTGGGAGGCTTTGTACATTTCGGTAAGGGTTGCCTGCTCGTAGGCGTTTGTCCGGGTAACGACAACCTTTACCTTGTCTTTGATAAGCGAATTGTCAAGTATTTCCTTGACCGCCTTCCTCTGCTCTGGTGGACCAACGATGCCCACCCGAATCTCGTCAAGTTTTTCGATGAGGCCGTAGTTGCACAACGCCATCATGTGCTGGTTCATGATGAGTTGCCATTGGCCGCCGCCTCCGCAGTAGATGTGGTAGTAGTGGATGAGTTTCATTGCATGAGGAGGGTTAGGATGCAGCCGATAAAGACCAAGGCAAGCACGACCCGACCGATGGCGAGGGCGAGGTCAATAATGGATTCAAGGTTCATGGGAACAAGAGGGCAAGAAAGCTGGCGATGATTACTCCGCCGCAGGCGATGACCGCTCCGCCGCAGGCGATAACCATTAAGCGAAACACAAACCGCCCGATGTCGAATATTTGGTCAATAATGGATTCGAGGTTCATGCCTCAAAGTTACACCACCAAGTACTTCCCCGAATTACTGACCGCTAATTTGTTGAGTGCCACATATCGCAGGGCATCGCAGGCGTGGTTGTACGAATCAATCGGCACTCCCGTGTCCTTGCCGTCCTTGTCCGTGGCCCAAGTGTACGAGCGGAGTTCTTTGATGAGGTTCGTGGAATCCTTTGTGACGTGCAGGTTGAAACGCTTGATGATGTCTATCCCCTGCCTGACCGAATCAGGGCCTTTGCTCGCAGGCTTGATGTTGAAGCCAAGGCGGTAGATTTCCTCGATGCTCTTGGGTTCTGCCGAATCAGCGACAATCTCCCAAGCCCGTGTTATTCCAAATTCCTTCAACTTGCCTGCTATGTCGGAGTTGGTCAGCCCCCGATGGTAGAGCAGTTCGTGGATGAACAGGTCATCCCCCCTGCGGTACACGGCGACCAATGCCGTAGGGTCGTTGCTGAACCCCCAGTCAAGCCCGTAGGCGACGAATTTCATCGTGGATGGGTCTATACCCTCGACAACCGTGTAATCGCCGTAGATAGCCCCTTGAAGCGTTCCGACCTGCCCCAACCCGTACACCTTCCACCAATTAGCCCAGTATGCGCTCGTTTCGGCTTTGGTTCGGTTTAACTCAATATCGTTGCGAATCGTATCGGGAAGAGCCTCGTTGTCTTGGTAGGTCAGGATGAGGAACTCCGCATCCGTTTCTGGAAGGACTTCCGTGTGCGCCCAAAACTCGTGGGTGGGGTTAAAGTCAATGTATATCTCCTGCGATGTACGGATGGCAAGTTGGTAGTACGAATCGAAATCAATGTTGTTGGCCTCGTTGATGTAAAGGATTTGCCGCCTTGCCCCTCGTAGCCTTGCCTCGGAATCAGCCGAAAAGAACTCAATCGTTGACCCATTGGCGAAGTTGTATTGAAGCAGCGTCTTGTTCCAGCGGTCTGCAACCCATCGGTGCGTCCATTGCATAATCTTGGCAAAGTCCTTAATCGCCCCCCGTCGTAGGTGAGGGACGGATTCGGATACGACCGAAATCTCTGACTTGGGATGGCGAGCGGCGTGGTCAATCAGGACCGCAAGGATGCCGAAGGTCTTGGATGCACTTGTGCCGCCTTGGATGACTTTCTTCCGGGCCTTCATCGCCCGAATTTTCTTGATGGCGGTCGTGTACTTAAACTCCACCCGTCTGCTTTACCTTCTCAAGATAAACCACCGCATCCATCAGTTCCTCCTGCAAATGCTGAATCCATTGCATGGGTGTCAGGTCGTTGCGGTCCATAGTCGTGCCGTACTTGGCCTCACCCTTGGCCGCCCTGTCGTGGAACTGCTGAACCACGCTCTCAACGATTGAATCACTCACCGAATAGGGGTTGCTCGATGGTTATGCTCGTTTCCTGCTTCTCGACCAAGCCGTTCAATCGCTGGGTGATGGAGGGGTTGTAGATACCCGCCATGCCTCCTTTGATTTGGTCGGCTCGGATAGATTCCTTTATGCGTGAGCAGACCGTGGTAAATTCTTGATATGCTCCTGTGCGATTAAGAAAATACTCCTTTCCTCCATCAGCAATACCCTTATCCCAAAGATGCAACCTAAACCCCTCCATGGTCAGCGGGGCTTCCTTCTCCCGATAAACCTCGATAGCCTTTGGCCCTACCCAATCCTTTACGATGATAGGCCGTTCCTTGGTTTTGTCGCAGTATTCGGTAAACTCATCCCAAAGGTCTTGGGGTGTCGCAAATATCCTTGGCCTTCCTGCTCCCATCAGTATTCGATTTTATCAATCAGTTCATCAATCTTGTCCACAATCTTCATCTTGACCGCAAAGGCATTCGGCGAGTTGGATTCCTCCACCGCACCAATGCAGTCGCAGAGTGTGGTTATCACCATCATCAGCGAATCCATGCGGGCTTGGACCCGCGCTTCATCGTTGGACGCTTTAGTCGAGTTCGCCAAGTTCTCGGAGTTTATTCCTTGACCATCCAAGGGCCGCTTTGCCTCCCCAAAGTAGGTAGGAGATGTAACCGCAGTCGCTGGTAGAGTCAGCGTTGTCGTAGTAGGTTTCTGCTCGTGAAAGGTAGGAGTGCATCCGCTTGATGGTCGCAAGGGAAATCGCTTCACCGCTGGCGAGTTGCTGCGCCCTGACCTTACCCGTTTGGGTTGCACACTTGTTGCCATTCCTTTCGTTGAGTTCAATCCCCCGCTTGGCGTTGTTGCGTACCCCTTCGCCATAGTCAGCATAGGATTCGAATGCCTGACGCTTGTGGTTGGCGTAGATGTTGCCGCATACCGCAAGGCGTTGCTGGGTGTCGGGAAACTCTGCATTCGTTGCTGAATTGGTCATGCAACGACCGAGGAATTGGTCGCTGGTTTCATTCGCTTGGGGTGTTGGTAAGGGCATGGGTAACGGTGTGGTGGTTGGCTTCGGCGAATAGGTCCGCCTCTTGGTAAATGTAGGAGAGGGCTGATTTTACGCAGTCAGCGCACCACCAATTCGTATTTGGTCTGCCGTGGGCAACGAGGATGGTCTGCAAGTCGTGGACCGCTTCGGGGGATAACCGCATGAACAGGGCGGCTTGATATTGCTCCCAATAATGGCGGTGCTTGGCCGCAAGTAAGTATTCGGTTTGGGTCATCGGTTGGTGACTTGAAGGATTACAACGGTCAGCCCGGCAGATGCAAGGCCATACACGGGAGCAAGCATCCAGTCGCAGGTGGGCAAGGTCAGGGCCACCGCTACCCAAAAGGTGAGGCAAGTAACGCAGGAGAATGGCTTGTGCCTGCCCAGCCATGTCTGGTACCACCATTGCGGCAGGACGTAAAACTCGGCAATGGCGAGGGCGGTCAAACTGCTAACGAGTAGCGTCAGGATTACTTCCATGGGTTTTGAGGATTGCGGCTTTGATTTTGGCCTTGGCTTGCTCGATGGAATAAATCACCGAACGGTAGGGGATGCCTGTATCTCTTGACAACTTCTTCATGTTCCCAGTAGCCATGTGCAACTTGAGCAGTTCCTTGTCATACGGGAATGCCCCCTCCTTGGCCCACGAATCCATCTCGGATTCGGCAATGGCCCACATATCGTCAACGAGGGAACTGTACTCTTCGTGGGTCATATCAGCGTTGGGGTCGATTTCCTCGGTGATGTCGTGATGACGGTACTTCTGCGCAAACTGGTTATTCTTGCCTCGGTACAGGTTCAGGAGTAGGCGCACCACGTAGAACTTGAAGTAGCCCTGCCCTTGGATTTGCAGAATCTTGGCGGGGTCTTTTTCCAGCAGTATGAGGACGCACTCCTGTTCCAAGTCACGCCAAAGCGGGTCGCCGCCAGTTATGGTGATGCAGGCCTTCTTGATTTCGCCCGAACGGTACAGGTCAAGGATTACGGTTTCTGCTGACTGCATACGCAAAGGTATGCAAAAAAATAGGGGGATGCAGTTAAGCACCCCCCCATCCGAATCTCACGGATTTGCCGATTATCGTAGGCTCACCGACGACGTAAGTCGCACCTATTTAGAAGTATAGCCTCCGTAAAGATTTAACAAAAAATCTTGAGCATTGTGCAAAACTTGTCTGCGGATGTACTTGATTTCGGGCGTGGCGATGATGTCCTGTTCGTAGGAGAGTTTGTTCTTGATGAGCGTGGAATGGTTGCGCTTGATAACTGCCCCTATTTCGTGGTACTTGAAGAGGAAGTCGTTATAGGCAACGTCGGTGATGATGTTCCGGGCTATTACGTTTGCTCTCTTTCGGGAACTGGAGCAGATGGCTTCTCGGCTAATTCCGAGAACCATTGCGGTGGTGTCAACGATATGGTTGATGAGTGCTGGGGTCATGGCTTAAACAATTTCGGGGATGGGCATCCAGTAAAGGACTTCGCTGGTGAACCAAGAATAATTCTCGGAGTTCCATTTATCGTCATGCCACTTATTGCCGCCTTGAAACCAAGCCACGACTTGCATTCCTTCCATATCGGTAATCAGCACGGGTTCGCCATCCTTGGGCATTTGGTCTTGTGGTCTTATCCAGACTTGGCGTGATGCGGCATACTCCTCCATTGCCTTGATGACCCATTCACGGTCTACTTGGTGGAAGTGCATCTCGTTGGCATCCTCGTGCTGTGCGAGTATTTGGTCTGCGGTTTTCATTAGTTCGGGGTTTAGGTGGTTATGGTTTTTTCGGGTACATCCAAGCGGCAACCTCATGCGTCCACCACGCTTCGCCGTGAATGTTGGTGAACGTGATTTGGCCTTTGGTCAGCCATCCAACTGCGTAGTTGCCATCTTCGAGGGCAAGGAACACCTCTT